CAAGCGCACCAAGCGCAATTTCAAGCGCCTTGCCGCGTTGGGCGCGGACGATGCCAACCCGGCAGACGTTAATGGGCGGCTGTCATGGGTGGTGGAAACGTCCCCCGGCAAGCGGCAAATGGGCATCCTACTGGACGCGGACGACCCAGACTGCGCAAACCTGCCGCTGGTGGATGCCGTCATGCAGGCCCTGGCCGATGCCGGGCTTATTAAGGCTGACAAGTCGGGCAACAACGCGGTGCGCTACATGCGCCTGCCCGTTGGCACGAACACCAAGGACCGGCCCACAGGCCCGTTCGCGCACCGGCTGGAACATATCGACCTGTCCGCGCGGTACAGCTTGGAGGACGCCTGCGCGGCGTTCGGGCTGGACCTGGCCGCGATCCGCGACGGCGTGAAAGAAGCGCCAGCCGGGGAGCGCCTGCCAACCGGCACCGACCACGCCAGCCTGATTGCCGCCCTGTCCGCCGACGCGGGGGAGCGGTCCTATCACGATCCCCTGATGAAACTGAGCGCCAAGCTGGTGACGGCGGGGCTGCACGGCGGGGCAGTGGTCGAACACCTGCGCGGCCTGATGCTGGCGGTGCGGCCCCAGGATGATCTGACCCAGCTAGGCCGCTGGCAAACCCGCTACGATGAGATACCGCGCCTTGTTACCAGTGCGGAGCAATTCCGCACCCGGCCCATTGAGATTGCGCTGGGCGAGCCGGATAGCGGCTTGCTGCTGGACCTGGCGGAACTGGAAAAGATCAGCGCGAACGTCCGCTGGCTAATTAAGGGGCTGGTACCAGCCGATAGCATGGGCATGCTATTTGGCGCGTCCGGGGCGTTCAAATCCTTTCTTGCGCTGGACCTTGCCCTGCATGTGGCAAACGAGATGCGTTGGTGTGACAGAAAAACCACACATGGCAGCGTGGTCTATGTCGCCGCAGAGGGCGGCGCTGGTATTTATCGCCGCGTGGCCGCTTGGCACCAAAAGCACAAGCTGCCTCAAACCAAGGGCTTTCACGTTTGCATCACCCCGCTGCTGCTGACGCTGGAAGATCAGGTAAAGCAGCTTGCCGACGCAATCCGCGCCTTACCACAAATGCCTGCCCTGGTAGTGATCGACACCCTATCCCAGACGTTTAGCGGCGACGAAAACGCGGCAACCGATATTGCCGACTACATCCGCCTGCTCAACACTTACATCCGGGCTGAGTTTGGCTGCACTGTGACAATTTTGCACCATACCGGACATGCCGCCAGCGAACGCCCGCGCGGTTCCAGCGCCATAACCGCAAACCTGGACTTCCTCTTAGGATGCTTCCGGCCCGACGCCGACGCCCTGGCTGCGCAGCTTGAAGTCATTAAGCAAAAGGACGGCGATAAGCTGGACAGCCAGCACTTTGAGCTAGAGCGAGAAGTGCTGGGCGAGGACAGCGACGGGGAGGAAGTCAGCAGCCTGGTCGCGGTCTATCACAACATCGTTGAGACACTCAAAAGACACGCCGAAGAACTGACCGACCAGCAGCGGGCAGTGCTGGATATTATGAGCTACGAAAACTCCACCACGGCGGATCAGATGATTGAAGTGCTGGCGGAAATGACCAACGAAAAAGCCGCACGGCGCAATGTCAGCCGCGTGGTGGACCGGCTGATAGAACTGCGGCTCATTAAGCCGACGGGAACGAAGCGGTGGCGGCGGGTTTAGGCGTCAAACCGTGGCCGTTCCTCGCGCGTGTTCCATAGCGCAATCGCCGCGTCCAGGTTGCCAGCCGTGGCCTGCGTCTCAACCGGACATTCTTCATTGCCGCATATCACGGCATAGCGGTCTGTAAAGCCCACGCGCCCGATTTCTGCCTGGTGCCCGCAAAAGGGGCAGGGCAGGACCATGTTAATCGTTGGCGTCATTGGCTCGCGCTTTCTCTAGGCGTACCTTCGCCAGCTTTTTATAAAAATCAGGGTCGCCGCTAGTCACGCGCCGGTCTTTCTTTTCGCCCGTCGCGCTCTTGCCGCCCTTTTTCCCAATACTCGCCATGTACTTCTGTATCTCTTTGCTAACCATTGTTCTTGTCCAATTCTTTAACAATCAATTCCGCATAACCGGCTACGTCTCGCCAGTGGTCCGGCTCGTCCGGGTTGCCATGCACGATGCGCGACAGCTTCATGGCGATAAGCTCCAGGCTCTCCATCTGCGGCAGGCTCAAATCCTTCCAGCGCGGGCAGGCCCGCAATAGCTGCTTGATGAACTGCGCCGCCCTGGCTTGGTCTGCATAATTGCCGTGCGTCTTAGCGCGTTCGTTTAGTGTGTCCGCGACACTCATAAACGCACCGCCAAAGTAAGCAGAACGGCAGTAGCGGCAACCCAAACCATCGCTTTGCGTCCCCAGCCGCTGACCGGATCGGTGCGCATCAATTCAACGTCATAGCCGTATGCGTCACGCAATGAGCGATGAAATCGCAAGCCGCGAAACGGGTCAGTTCTTATGCCAGCAGTTTTCATCGGTAAAACACCCAAGCAACAATCGTTGCCACGCCGACAACGCTAACGGAACCTGACAGACAGAGAAACGTCACAAAAACTATGCGTTCCCATAGTTTCAATTCCTGTTCATCCATTGTTTTGTTCCCTTTTGATGTAACAGATTTCATGGTGTGCTTCGCAATAACTAGAGCGATGCTTGCGCGGCTTGGCGCAAAAATAGAACTCGCCATGGAGCGCGTTATTCAGGCCAAACCGGCAACAGCGCGGCCCCAGGTCTTGCAGCTTTACAAGCCCCGGCGTATTAGGCGGCAGCTTGTCCCATTCGGTCAATTTAATTTCCTGCGCGTCCTTAGGAATAGGGCGGCGGGTGAACCAGGTGCGCGTATAGCCGGAAACCGGCATACGCTTGAGCGGCATTGGCTTTTGCTTGCGCGGCTTTAGTTTCAGCATCCGTTCACGCATTGCCTTGCCAAGCACCGCGTTACTTGTGCGCCCCAGCAGCTTGCCGATGTCTTTTGACGAAAGCCCCTCTGCCAACTTTTGCCGCAGCACTTCTACTTCGTCAGGCTTCCATTCCTTTACTTGGCGCATAGGTAGCACCCCACAACGCGCGTGCCGTCCCACAGGCCCCAAGAGCCACGGAACAGCGAAGCGCCGCACCGGCAGCGGCAAGGCCATTTCAATGTAATGCGCTTCATGCGGTGTTCCCCATAGCGTTACGATAATCACAACAGGCAAGGCAAGGCAAGCGGCTAGTTAAAGAAAGCGGCCACCACCAGCGGCAGCGACCACAGGCAAGCCAGCAACGCGGCAAGCCACAAGACGCCATAGACAAAGCGCACGCGGTCAATCAGGCGCGGCGGTTCGGGCGGTGGGGTGTAGGTCATTTCCGGCACCCCAGCAGCGGAAACCATTGCGCCAGGTACGCCGCTAGGGCCTGACCTAAGACCAGCGCCAGAATGGTGCCTATGGTTACAAAAAACGCGCCTGTGCAAAGCCAATCCCAGCGCGACAAGCCAGAATGCCGGTTGTGGTAATCGGGGCGGGTCATGGGTTAGTGTCTTTCACTGTGGGGGTGGTGGTCATGGGCGCTAGTCCTGCGCCCTGCGAAAACCTTCGGGCACATACTCGCGCTGGCGGCGGATTTCATACGTCTGATTAGGCGAAAGCGCGATGCTTTCATGCGTGTGAACGTCGCGCTTGTGTACGATCTCAGCGCCGTCGCCCAGCGTGCGGACGTAGGCAATAAACGCATCGTCTGCGGCTTCGTATACTTCGGCCCGCTGCTTTTCAATCACATGGTTATGGCCCGTTTCACTATGCGCCACAACGTACACGCCGCCTTCGGCGCTTGCGGGCTTGACGTTCGCGGGAATAGACGCAACGGGGATAATCAGAATATCGCCTTGAGCAACGGGGCGCGTGGTGCAGTACTTGGTCATGTCATAAATCTTTCTCTTTGAGGGTTAATGTTATGTACGGACTTCAAGTGCGCGTAAAACCTGCGTATCAACGCCATACGTCCATGAATTAGCTTGCAGTGCGGTTTGCATGTCAGGCGGCACGGGCAACGCAAAGCGCCGACCAGTGCCACACTTCACGCGCAAGAACTTCTCACGGCCAATGTCAGGCAAAATGACTTCAACAAGCTGGCCGATCATTTCATCTTCGTCCGTGTCGATAACCTTGGCGTCAAGTTCCTGTAAAATGCGGTCCCATCCGACAATCTCGCAGGCCGCGCGGCGCTGCTCGACGTTCTCCCAAGTTAAAGCGGTCTTGGCCGACAAAGAAGATTTATTCTCTATCCATTCAGCAGGGATACGAACGCCGTGCCAATGGTAAAGCGACCAACCGTCACGCCAGCGGTGCGAGGGCCCGTCCTCGCAATGCGGCAGGTTTTGATCGTCAACCTTTAGCACTTCGGGAAAATCACTGACCAAGCAGAACTCAGGGTGCATGACACGAAAACTGCCATGTATCGCTGCTTGTTCCCAATGCGCGTAACTATCATGCTGCGGTAAGCGTATACCCAGAATGTCGCGGGCGGCAGTCAAATAGCAATCGTAAGACGCCCACATATTCCCGCCTTGAT